AATGAAAGGCTCTCTTGGTTGGGGCAAGCGGTAGGGCTTCAACCCGACAGGCGAGAGGCTTATTTTTATATTGCAAACCATTGGGCAGGGAAAGGGAACTGGATAAAAACCTATGGAGCGGCAAGAGCGGCAATGACACTAGCTCGACCAAAGCTCCACTATTGGAATCTAGTTGAGGCAATTTACAACTGGCAAGCGATGGACATTTTCGAGACAGCTTCCGTATGTGTTGGAGAACTAGGTGAGGCAGAAAAGATTCGCAAGTTTCGACCCGCCCCCAAGATCAGCATTATTCACGCTACTAGAGGCAGACCTCAGATCGCTTGGCAAAGACGCTGGCAATGGCTTTCCTTGGCTGAGAAGCCCCTTGAGATTGAGTGGCTTTTTATGGTGGATGCAGATGAGAAAACCGACTACACCCCCCACCAAGGGATTCGATGCAACCCCGGTGGAATAGTTAACGCTTGGAACGCAGGGGCAAAAATAGCCAAGGGGGACATCATTATCCAAATGTCTGACGATTGGACTCCTCCGAGACATTGGGATGCCCTAATTTCGAACGCTATTGGGGACACAAAGGCTGAGAAGGTATTGGCAGTATCAGATGGGCTGAGAACAGATAAACTGCTTTGTATGGCGATTCTCACGAAAGATAGGCTAAAGAAACAGGGTCACATGTTCCACCCCGACTACCAAGAAAGCGATGGGCTTTATTCCGATAACGAGTTCACAGAGCTTGGATATTTAGACCAAGTTGTAATCGAGGCTCGACATATCCAATTCAAGCATGAGAATCCTATGTTTGCAGGGGGCAACCCAGACGAGCAACTTAAAAACCACAACAAGCCGGAGTTCTATGAAAAAGGAAAAGCAATCTATGAAAAGCGCAAAGCAAATAATTGGATGTAGAAAAGCCAAAAAGGGGGAGCTTGCCAAGGGTCTTGGTATGATTACATTCGGGAAGTCATATCCCTGCAAAACCAAGTTCGTTAATGTAGATATTAACTATGATGACAAGGCCAAGAAAGCACTATACGAAGCGGGGATGTTTGCCTTGAAACAAGACCAAGAAGCCGTCATCGAATATGTGATTAAGAAGGCATTGTTAGAGATGGCAAAATGCAAGAAATAACCATCAACGACTCATTCGGCCAAGCCCTCCAAAAATATAGCGAGGGGCTAGATGTAGGGCTAGAGATCGGTGGAGGAACAGGGGACGGCTCAACGCAATGTATTAGGACAAAGAGACTATTCAGCATCGAGAACCACCCAGACCGCATAGGCCGACACTCAATGAATCTATCCGCAAGGGGAGGAATCGCTATCAATGGAACGGCAACAATATCGAGCCTATGGGCAAACAAGAAAGATATTGAAGAGTTCTATCAAACCACAAAGACAACCCTCAACCAGTACCCACTAGAGCAAATCTTGGGCTGGCACAATGTTTCCCTTGAAATCGCTTACCAGTATAAGACCAGCGCAATCGAGGATATTCACTTCGAGCACAGCGTGGATTTTAACTTTGTTCTGATTGATGGGTGTGAGTTTTCTGGTGAATCAGAGCTTCGATGCGTAAGGCCATTCCTAGCAGAGAAAGCAATCATAGCCCTAGACGATATTAACGCCATGAAGAATTGGGCAAACTATCACAAGCTGAAACGATCTGCGGAGCTACTATGGGAGGATTGGTCTGTTCGTAATGGTGCGGCCATCTTTCGGCTATGATAGAACACATATACGAGGATGCGTGTTTTGGTGAACAATGGTTCACCTATCCGAATGTATATCGTCTAATGGTTGATAAGTGCGAACCAAGCGGAACGATTGTAGAGCTTGGAGCTTGGAAGGGAAGAAGCTCTGCATTTCTTGTTGTCGAGGCAAAGAACAAAAGCCCGAATATCAAAATAGAAATTGTAGATACTTGGTTGGGTTCAGAAGAACATACCGATGAAATGAAGGACAATCTATACGAAAAGTTTAAATCTAATATGGCAAGGCTGGATGGACTTTACGAAGAACACAGAATGACAACCAACGAGGCCGCATATCTATTCGAGGACAAATCTTTAGATGGGGTTTTTATTGATGCAAACCACACCTATGAGGCAGTAAAAAAAGATATTGCCGATTGGATGCCCAAGGTTCGCAAGGGCGGAGTCTTGGCTGGACATGATTACATCCAAACATTCGAGGGAGTTATTCAAGCCGTCAACGAGTCAATATCTGATTTTGTAACCATGGAACAATGTTGGGTAAAACTATGCTAACCATCTTCACCATTGTTCTTAATGGGATGCCCTATATCGAGAAGCATCTAGCAGAGTTTCAAAAGCTAAAAATCCCTTGGAGGTGGAACATCGTTGAAGGAGTAAGCGAGCCTCTAGGATGCACCCGCTGGTGTAAGCAAATCCCCGACAAATGGCATAAGGAGTTCAAGAGCATAGACGGAACGCACGAATATATTGAGAGCATCCAAGGGGATAACATCGTTGTTTATTCGCAGGGAAAACCATTCAGCGGGAAGCTAGAGATGATTCAACAAGCCCTTCAAGGAGTAGATTCTGGCGTGGTTATGGAGGTGGATTGCGACGAGATGTGGAGGGCAGACCAGATCGAGAAAATCTATGAGTGCCTAAAGGGAACAGAGGAAGGATGCACGATGCAGTTTCATTGCAATTTCTTTGTAGGAGAAAACAAAAAGATAGTGACTAGGAATGGATATAGCTCTAGCTGGTACGAATGGATGAGGGCTTGGAAGTGGGGCAAGGGTGTATGCTTTACTAGCCACGAGCCGCCACAGCTAAACATAAGGGCTAGATTAGTTCCAAGAGGAATCACGGAAACTTGGGGGCTAGTGTTCGATCACTATGCCTACGCCACGCAAAAGCAAGTTGAGTTTAAGGAGGATTTTTATGGATATAGGGGGCTGGTAGATGGCTGGAAAGAATTGCAAAAGACAAGTGGCCCTGTGCGATTAAATCAATTCTTCAATCATATTCAAGACAAGAGCGTGGCCGATGACGCATAATAAGCCAAAACTTTTCTTGTGTGGGTTGGCTAGGAACTGCGCTACATCACTCCTCTCAAACATCCCCTCCATCTTGTCGTTACGCCAAAACTGGGATTTATCTGGGGTAATCCTAGAAAACGAAAGCACAGACGATACGCCAAGGATTCTACAAGCCCTAGAAAAACTTTGCCCATCTATTCAGATTCACAACCCAAAACCAGAAGAAGGATTAACTAGGTACGAGAAGATGGCCTATCTTCGCAACGAGGCTTTAGTTATTGCAGAGGCAGAACAAGTGGATTGGGTATGCGTTGCCGACCTAGACCTATTTCAGTTTGTCGGGCTAGAGTCATATTTTCCAGAGAAGGAAGCGGAAGCCATTATGGGGCTTATGCCCAAGCCCTATGTTCCTTGGCATCCCGGCGAGGCAATTAAGTATATGAACAGAGAATGGGTCTATTACGATCTATTGGCAGTTGAGTTTAAGGATGGAACAAGACCTCATTGGATTGGTGATATGCAATACCCAGACACAAGGGATGAATTTAAGAAAGCAGACAAAAGTTCCGTGAGTGGTACGATGCCCTGCAATTCTGCCTTTGGAGGAATGGCCTTCTATAAGGCCAACAAAATAAGGGGCAAAAGATATACTGGAACAGATTGCGAGCATATTGCGTTTAATAAAAGCATCGGAGGCATTTACATAACAGACAAAGTTTTAGGAATATACGCTCCCTCTAATTGACACAAGCGATGAGTTTATGGCTGGAGCGATTGACACAACCTATTTCCTTTCCGATCTAAACGGAATGATTAAAGACTTGCACTCGTCCGTAACTGGATTGGGTTCTAACGCCGTGTCTGCCTCTGTAACTGATCTAACCACCGCAACAGACTTAGATATTGGTGGAGAGGTTCTAAGGATAACCCAGAGCCTAGTCGTTCCCGCCTCTTCTATTTCTGCTCCTACAATCGGGATGCTCTGCTCTGTTTCTGGCGTAGAACGAATGGTGGCGGGATTCTCCAAAAGTGTAGATGGAGTTTCCTTTACCCTCGAACTAGCCGACATAACAACCTAATGGCCTCTATCGAGCGAGAGATTGAGAACGGACTTCTCAACGCAGTTTCTGGCATCGGCGGCCTAAACTTCTTTACGAGTGAGAGGGGAACGGCTCGGACGATGCCCAACATTGTAGTTCAAGCGAGCATTGGAGGGGAAGAACTCGGCCCATTTACAGGCGTATTCAAAACCCCTGCCACCCTTACCTACACGGAAAGAGCCGACACAATCAGCCGAACGGCCTTTGATGCAAAGTTCTATGACATACTAGAACAGCTTTACCGATCACCCGACCTTGCTAGTTATATAACCACCGCCACTAATATAACTTGTTATGTGGCCAAGGTGACTAGCGAGGGAAATTCAGTTGTTGCTAATAACAGAACTTGGAACAGGGCTATAACGCTAGACATCATAGCAACTGCAAAGAAATGAACCAGACCCCCCAATTTAATGTAGAGGACGCTATCAGAGACTTGCTGACTGGCATCGCTGGGCTGAATGTCTATACCACAAACCGCACCGGACTTAGATTCTTTCCCTTTGCTACAATCTCTGCCTCTGTAAATGAGCAGATGCTAGGAAATTATACAGGGGTGTATGATATGAGTGTTGCGGTGAACTACTCCGACACGGCGGCCAAGATAAGCCAAGAGGATTTTGACGCTGAATACTGCTCGATCTTTGAGGCGTTCTATTCCGAAACACCCACCCTAGCCAGCAAGATACAGAACACAATTTTTGATACAAAGATTCACATGGCTAGAATCAGTAGCCAAAGCCCATCTATTCGAGCCAATAAAAGGGCATGGCAAAGGGGCTTGACCATTAGCGTTATCTGTACTCCATCAGAACTAGACGACGGAATCAGATTCCTCGACTTCTCAGAACAACGCAACTCAATGTATGTCGGTGTGATTTAACAAAGGAACTACCATATGGCCTTAGCAATTTTAGACGGAACGCAGACAGCAACCACCCTTTCAACCATCCTTTCTAGCGGTCAACACATTACCGCCCACACGGTTGTAAGTCTT